GGCTGGATAGCGCTTAGGTGCGCACATCTATTTGGTAGGCCGGGACACTAATAGTGCCCGGATCCTAACTTTGGGTGTTCCATCCCAAGGCCTTTGACTAGGCCCCAGGACGTCTCCAGCGCGGCGTTGGCCGCGAGGAGAAACTAGTTCCAACGTTAACATCAGGCCGGACCTCTTGGTTCGCCAGGGCACGGAGTTTTCTCCACATGGTAATCAACCTTGTGGATGGAGCACGTATGTCCGTATCCCTACGGACGAACTCCACCTGCGTGGGGAGGGTACTTATACCCTCCTCAGCCTCGATCACTTCGTCCCACAGTTTCCCTAGATCAGACCAGACGGGCATAGCCCTTGGATCCAGCACTTGAAGGGTTTCACTGATTATCTCGAACCTTCGGCGCAAGTCGATTGTATAAGGGTAAGCAATCCAATCCATTGAGAATGCATCCAGGACAGGGTTCAGTCCGGCGGTTGCCTCGCGTCCACCCATCCCAAAGAAATCTCTCAGGCTCGAGGAAAAGAACGGCTTTAACACCTTTGGTTTTCGGGCCTTAGGTGGTGGAGCCGGAATCCCAAGAGGGGGAGTAGCGCCTACAGTTTTTTGGACAACCTCATCCTCAGCGGGTGCCAAGAACTGAGCGTCGGCCATAGACCATACGGTTACCGCCCGGAGCATCATTTCCACCTTATCCAATCGCCTGTGAAGGATCCGAATCATCGTACTCCACACAGATTGAGCGGTTGCCCAAACCCGTGTGTCAACCAATGATCCGTCCTTTCCGCCCGGTGCGACGGCACCCAACCATGCCTCAAAAGACATTGGCCAGACACCGCCCGGACGGCAAAGATAAGCCAGCACCCCAGTTAGACGGTTCCCTACGCCTAACGCAACTGGCAGTCGCGCTAAGTTTCGGTACCCGAAGCCACAGAAACGTGCTACGGAAGAAATTCGGATCACTCCGAATTTCATGTTCTTTGCGACCAGTTCCCCCAGTGAGCCTAAGTTGCGCAATGCAACGAGAAGCTCAGCAAGGGAAATTGGGCTGCAATCCCGCCCACGGACCCACGTCCGCTTTGCGAATTCCAGACTTGACTGGTTAGAAACCAAGCTCTTCGCTAAGCTGATCTCAACCCCAATCTCATCCATAATCCGCAGGTATTCCTGTGCAACGAGGCGGTCAGCGATGACCACGTCGTCACCAAGTACAGCATACATCAAGAACCAGCCTAGCTCCCTAGGGTAAACCCTATAAGCGGCTAGTTGCACAATCGCATGATGTGTCAACGCGAGCAGGGCCCACGATGATAGTGCCCCCATGGGCTGCCCGACCGCATACCATACCATGGCGTATCCTAAGTTATAGGAACCCGCAATGCGGGGAAGGCCGTATGGGTGCGATACGAGTATATAAGCCCACAGTTCAACTAACTTATCCCCCAACAGCGGGCGTAAAAGGTCCACTTGCAACACAGTGGCAGCCGATCCGTTGCCGCTGATAAATCATATGATGCCACCCAATGCCCATCTTTTTTAAAAGATTCGATGAGTCTCTCAACCGGAAGAGTCTGGTTGAAAGTCCCATCAGTGGGTATGAGCTTAAGCATAGAAAATATCCATTTATGCAGGGGAGCCATAAGCGTTTGAGTGATAAGTGACACCATGGCAACAACTCTAATTTTGCCTGGTTCCTCCAAGAACGCAAGCCGACCGAACCAGAGGGGTTTCCCCCAGAAGTGATCAATGTACCATGATCTATATAAGATCTTGGGATCACCGTCAAAGGGGATGAACGGGTGAAGGGTAGGGGTACCCCGCACGTTCGTCCATCCCACGACGATCCCAAACGGTGAATATCGATCTTCATCTTCCAGGGTCCTTTCCCTTGGATCCATCCTAGACTGGAAGTCATCTCTCATCTTTTCAAAGGCGGTATCCCATTTACGGGCTATCCACCGGTCCAAGACCTTGAGTACTCCATTGAAGGCCCAGGTTAACTCAACACCATCTACTTCCACTAGCCATGCCTTTACGGCGGCAAACATGTTGGGTTCTGCTCCGAGGAGCAGGATGTCCCACAGAATCCCCATTACAGAGGTAAACCCCCCCGAGTTCGGGGAAGACTTCTGCATAAAAGGTATGCGCGTCGGACTTAGGTGCTTAGAAGGAACCACCTTCCACGGATTTCCGGTGATTAGCCGAGCCTTTCCATAGAAGGTAGGGACCCACGCGACCCACTCCACCAGAAACCCACTAAGATCCTTTCCAGGTGCCGTAATTGTTTTCAACTTCAATTGACCTTTGAACTCTACCACGCGGTAAAGTCCAAATAGGGTCAACCAAAAGCGGATTACGTTTACGTCACCCTTGAGGATCGCCGTGCGGTGCTGAGGGTTTATGAACCGGGGTATCCCTCGACGGGTCCTAGAGACTGCTGCCCCCAGAGCCCAAGTGCTATCATCCACCATCCCACCCGCGGAGTGCTGCAACAGCACCCCACAAGCTTTCAGGTAGATAGCCAGACCTCTCGGGCCCTGTCTCTTATACATTTTTGCACAGTTACGGGCAAAACCCCAGGTAACTTTCACGTTAGAACTTGTTAATTGCCCAAAGACCAACGGGACCGCTCGTAAGAGCAATCCCGCCAGTTTTGCTTCTGCTTTTACACAGAAGGACCAAGTTAGCGTATGCGGCACCAGAACCTTGTAAAGGTCTCTGATGTTTACTCGCATAAGGAATTAATACTTAGTATTTATTCTTGTCCCCGAACATGGACCGTTAACCCTTCAGTTTCCTAAATCCGCCGTAGCAGAAGTAGGCTGCAGGTCGCTTTAGCAAGCTCGTGGTGGTTAGCCACTTAGGGTTGATAGGGGCTATATCAAGTATAGTTAAGACCCCCACTCTCGCGAGTGGATTTCCTTAAAGGAGTCGGGGACTACCTCTTCGTTCCACCATGCATTGCTGCACGGAAACTCAACCATTGGCTCTATTACATCCCTATGACCCCAACTTAGTTAGGGATCCGATGGGTTGCAGGTTCGCTTTTCAGCAAACGTGGTCGGATTGGGAGCCGATCCCCTAGATCCAGGTTACCCTGGTACCGAACTGGATTACCAGCTCCTGTCCTCCCTGTACCTACACAATAACCCTATGCGATGACTTTCCAGGCCATCAGGTCATTGGATAAGAACAGTCCATAGGAAGACAGTAAGGTTACCTCCGTAACATGCGGAGACCACTGTAATGTGTTCAAAGGCGTATCTCTACGTCTCTCACACCAGACCGCCCCTCTCCCCGGGTAAGGGAGGGGTTACCATTTCACCGTAGATCACTCTACGGTCTCCCCAAGGTACGATCCAGTCTGCACCAGCCTAACTAAGCTGCTGTGGGGGCGAGTACTCGTTACTTGCTTAAAACGCGATCGGGTTAATACAGGAAGGGGTTCCCGTCCAATCCTGCGC